CTATTGGGCCACATCGAACGAATGGCGGTCGATCCGCTCCTGAAGCGAAGCCACAACCGCTTGCAGAAACTCCCGGCGTCTTTGATTGGTCGTTGCCGCCAGCGTCACCTGCAACCGGCTGCTGATCCTGTTCAGGAAGCCAACATGGTTGAAGCTGTCGGCGGCTATATTCACCTCCACCTCGTCCATGTAATGCGCCAGATGCGTTTCCAGCGCGAGATTTGCATCCGTCTGGTAGCAGGCAGCCATCTGTTCTCCAAGTGTGGACATCTGCACATATGGACCATATTCGTCGATCATCAAATCTCCTTCGTCTCGCGCGACCCACTTCGACAGGCGCCTCATCGTCACTGATAGGAAATAGGAAGCGATTGCGGGCTTTCAACGTTCCCTTGCGAAGCTTTGAACTTTCTGTGTTCCGGGAGGAATTGCCGTGATATCGGTCGATCCGATATTTGCCAATTGCAGGTGGCCAGGCTGGCAAAGAATATGCTCCACTTCGCGCGCCCGGAGCAGCTGTCTGCTGGTCGCTATCCGATATATCATTGATTTTAAAAAATTTTCAGGAAAATGGTGTCCACGAGAAACGCCAATCCTGTTTTGAGGTGTCGGATTAGTCAATAAAATCAATTATTTCTGCCGGGATGTCAATCGCCGTAATGTAGCAGCCCGTTATTTTTCTTGTAGCATTTGCAACTGCTCTGGCAGGCTTCGTGATCGCTTACCGTGGCGGTGAAATCCAGAAATCCGTGATTTTCTAAATACTCCTGAATTCAAAAACAGGAGATTTACTAATGGATTTAAACAATTACTTTGATGGACTTAGCAGCAAGAAGCACGGTTTCAGCAAGTCTGAAGATTTCGAGAAATATTCCCTCTATCGTTGCTACATCAATATCCTCGCTCGTTGCCGCAATGAAAACCACCCCCGCTATGCCGACTATGGGGGAAGAGGCATTCTCTGTCATTTTGAGAGTTTTGAAGCGTTCGCCCGTGAAGTCGGATTGCGTCCGTCCTCCGGTCATTCGATTGACCGTATCGACAATGAACGTGGATACGAACCGGGGAATGTTCGTTGGGCAACTGATGCTGAACAGTCTCGCAATCGCCGTGCACCACGTCCTTACAAGAAGCGGACAAAGCCAACTGTAAGAAAGCCTACCCTTCACTAAGCGGGAAAATCGGGGGTGTTCCTGTTCGTCTACATAATGGATGAACAACAAAACATCCCCAAAAGCTCTTCAGATCATCAAGGCGGCTGAAGGCTGCAAACTCAAAGCCTATCTCTGCCCCGTGAACATTCCGACCATCGGATACGGACATACCAAGACCGTCACTTTGGCTGATGTGAAGCGCGGGAAGACAATTACCCAAAACGAAGCTGATCGACTACTTGCCTTTGATCTGGCTGAATTTGAAAAAGGAGTGGCAAAGCTGGTTAAAGTGTCAGTGAGCGACAACCAGTTCGGCGCGCTTGTATCATTCGCGTTCAATGTCGGGCTTGGCGCGCTATCAAGCTCAACCCTTCTGAAGAAGATCAACGGAAAAGCGCCGATTGCGGAAATCGGGAAGTCGTGGCTTGAATGGGATAAGGCAAGGGTGAAAGGTGTTCTGACACCCTTGCGCGGTTTGACTATTCGTCGGCGGGCAGAATTTGACCTGTTCAAATCAGGCTAACTCTAACCGTCATTCGCAATCAGAACTTCATGTTTAGCAACTCAGGAAAATTATAGTATCGCAAGCGCTTGTCACGGCAGCGATAGTCATCCTTTGAGGAGTCCACGCCCAAATTCTTGTACACGGCTACGCCAATATACGACCAATCGGGGTTGGAACGTTCCGCTGTACGCGTGCAAAAAGCGTAAATCTGCTTTTTGGGATCGAGCAGCACTACACTCGAAATCTCGGCTTTCGTAAAATCACCGGCTTTGATAGTTCCGCGCATGGCTTCCAGATAGTCACGTTTAATCAGTCTGGATGGCGGACGCTGCGAATCCAAAACAGATTGCGGTGCCGGAGTCTGGCAGCCAGCCAGTGTGATCGCGGCTGCACAGAGAAGTAAAGTCGTCTTCATTTAGTTCAATCCCCATAACGCAAGGCTGATTTTTTCCGAAACGGCTAAATCTTACCGTTCTTTTTGATCACTTCAGCAGCGTTGAATGCGCCCTTGGCTCCAGCTTCGTTTGCATGGAACATGATGACCGTTACGCCGATCTGTGCTGTGGGAGCGTACATCGGCGTGCTGAAGGAGTTTGCACTGTAGGTGCCGTAAGCTGTGTTGCCGTAGACGTTCGCAGAAGCGTTGCCATACGTATTCGTATTCATTCCGACGAAGCGAGAACCTTGCGCGGTGGCTACCTGATCAAGCCTGAAATGGGTGTATCCGCGTTTCACAGTAGCTTCAGCCGCCTTTTTCATGGTGATAGCACCGGCAGCACTAGTGAAAATCAAACCACTTGCATTTGTGTCCAATCGCACCGCGTTAGGTGCAAGCGGCATTTCACTCGTGGTCGCACAGCTTGAGAGCATCGCGCAAAGCACGACGCAAGCAACAAAAATCTTCTTCATAATTCCCCCAAGAAATAGACAGTACCATTAGTATTCGTTTTGGGGCTGAAGGCAATTGAGTCACGTAATCGACCACAACTTTAATTGGCGGTCGCTGTATCCATAGCTGGTTCGATAAAAGTGCCGTCGCTGAAAATCCAACCCGGTTTAGGCGCGGTATCGTTTTCTTCTAATTCGAAAAGAGTGAAATCGGTTGGGAGCGTCAGATACGTGGCATCAAACTCAGTCCCTACAACTCTGTTATTGGCGACGACGACTTTTGTTGTTCCCGAAGTATCGACGCCCTGAACAATGTTCCATCTGGCTCGTGACCACACATACCAATCGTCATCATCTCTTTTCCAAAACATTGCATTGAAAGGTGCATATGGTGGTAGCTCTGCTGGCTTGTAGCTGATCCAATTTCCGTGATTTATCATTTAAATATCCTCTTTAAAATTATCCGACATTGTACCAGTTACCCCAAATGTCGGTTTGCTGGATGGTGCGGTAAAATAGTGCGACCAGTGATCGGTTATCGCCGGGACCATTATTTGTGGTCACGCCGCAAACAACATTTGGAGCGAGGTTAGTGTCGAAAATGCCACCTGTACTTCTGACATCCGCCCAACCAATACCGCCGTATCTAATTCGGTTTGAACGGCTCATAATGTTAGAAATCCACTCATTGAAGTACGGTAGAAACACATTGCCATCCGATCCGACACGACCGCCGCCGGGAAGCCATAAAGTTCCGTCCGGTGCAAAATCCCATCCATTCGCATTCGCTCCGATAAATGAGTTGCCGTTAGTACGCTGACCGAACGTTGCAAGACCTTCTGTTCGATTAGCCGCGCCGAAAGACATCATTGCCTGACCGTTCACGGTGTTTCTAATCGCAAGCATTGGTGCGGCTGACGTGCCAGCGTTAGCGATAATGCTCAAACCACCCGCCAGAGAGCCACCGGACGTGTTTAGTTTACCGGCAAGACCGGTGTCGACATATGCAGTCGTTGCCAATCGAGTAGAATTGTTCCCCTGCGCTTGCGTTGGAGCGGTAGGGGTTCCGGTAAGCGCTGGAGAAGCCAGATTTGCTTTCAGATTAAGAGCGGTTTGAGTGTTGGTCTGAGCGCTGTTCAAAGCGGTCTGAACTGCCGTGGAAATTGGAAGGGTAGCAGGCGTATAAGTCGCCAGTGTGGTTGCATTGCCGTTGATATTGATTGGAAATGTATCGCCAAAATCCGTGCTGTCTGCCTGCATGAGAAGCCGATTGCCGGAACTCATACCAAGAGAAATCTTCGCGCTCCCCTGATTGGCACCACCGCCCTGTTGAATCGGCATGAATGCGAGACTGACCAACTCGAACGCCGTGCCACTATAGACAACTTCGACCATTCGCCCCGAAACGATTGCCCCGGCGATCAAAGGCGAACCATCCGTTTGGGAAACGATTGCCTTGGTTCCAAGCTGGTTGATGTTCAAAGTCGCTGCGCCAGTGTTCGTCGCATGCGCCCAAAAGCGATAGACAATGCCTTTCGAATATCCGGCTGGTGCCGCTTCATATGTGAGAACATAGGCATTGCCCGTTCCCGAAGAGGTGTAAACGGGATTTGCTTGATCATAAAAACGCTTCAGCGATCCACGAATTGTGCGGATGATTGGTGCCACTTGGGAAGGGCTATATCCGCCTTGTACGCCATTCGGGGAAGGCTGAGTGTTGTCGGCATCAAGCTCTTTCCAATCGGAAGAAATTAAGTCTGTCATGAGCTTTTCGCCCTCTTATTATTATTGATTTTATTTAGATTATTGGTCGTCTTCGTAGCCGAGATCGCGGAAGTAATCGGCAATGGCGGCTGCAACCGCCTGATCAGAAGTACGCTTGCGGATTTCCACGAGCTTCTTCATGTGCCCTTGCATTCCGCCTTTTTGCATCTCTGCCTTGGGGATATCGGCAAGCCACGCGACTGTTTCCGGGTTCTTGAAAAGCGCCACGCGACTGTTGGTGAAAAGCTTGTTCGCTCCAGCTTTTGCAGCACCTTTCGCCGCTCCAATGGCAAGTGCGGACATCGGCTCAACACCCGCCGCCATACCGAGTGCGGAAGTCAGCACGTTGTTCTTGTCCAACGGATTGATGTTGTCGAGCATCTGCTTGTGCGTCTGGCTATTCGAATGGTTCGCACCGCGAGCATATTGCTTCATATTGTTCGAGATGCGGGCAAGCCTGTCCAAGTCCTGTCGATATTGCTGGTTCTTCGTGCCCTTAAAGATGGCATCTTTCGCTTCGGGAGACATCTTGGACCACTTGTTCAGGAACATGGTGGAATTGAATTGCTCCACCCCTTCAACATCCGTGGACTTGCCAAGCTGTTCGATGCTGCTGGAAACAACATCAGCCCATGCGTCTTTGCCGCCTTCGGATTGTTCAACAGTTCTACGAATTTGCGCGATACGATTCCCACCGCGATTGGTCGTCCCGGTCGCGAATTGCCAAATCTTGTCGGTATCGGGAGCTTGGATGATTTTATCGGCAACACTGCCTTTGCCGAACCCTTTCACCGGGTGCATGTGCCGCCTGTACTGATTGTTGGCTTTCCTCCACGCCTGCGCCGCATCCTCACCAGAAGCGAGAGCGGTCTTTTCCATGTCGGCAGTCAATGCGCCGTACAAGCCGTTTAGATGGTTTGAGAGAACCTTATCGTCAGTGTCTTTCGCCCGTTGACCAATAATCGTTCGCGCTTTCTGAAGCTGATCGAAGGTCATTCCGTTCTGAGCGTCTTCAAGAATAGCGGTCGCATCATCAATCACGCTGTCCGTCTGCGAACCGATTGCACGCTTGTCGAAACTGCCCATGGCATCGCGATCCGACTTGAGCTTTTGCAAGAAGGAGGACGTATTGTCGATGACGGCAGGAGAAGTCACTTTCTCGCCAACACGGTCATAGAGTTGATTGGATCGTTGGAAGCCAGCCTGTTTTGCAAGCTTTGCCTGCTCTTTGAGAAGTTCGCCAAGTTCCGCCTGAGTTCTGGCAGTTCCTGTTCCCGAAACAATCCGGTCAAATTCGCCGTCCATCGCCTGATGAGCATCGTCAATGCGCTTCTGAATTTCATCACCGTTTCGAAGCGAAGAAAGAGCATGCTCGAATTTCGATGTGCGCGGATTACCGTTCACCATGCCGGGAAGTGGATTGTCAGCGCCGATAGCGTTCAGGTCTGCCAATCTTGCCTGAGCCTTCGCAACATCATCGACTCCACCGACCAGCATCTTTTTATAGGCATTTTTACCGGCTTTCCATCCGGCACCAACCGCACGACCGGCACCTTCGCCAGCCGCACCCATCGCAAACGTCTTGCCCATATCGATAGCTTGTTCAGAACCGGTTCGCGTGTCTTCGTTGCCGAACAGCCAATTCAAACCGCGCTGAACGCCCTCACGACCAGCGACAGAACCGCCGCCAGCACCAGTTACTGCGCCACTAAAGGCACCAACGCCTGTTCCAAGCACAGGAACGGCAGAACCAACAGCACCGCCGCCGATACCACCAAGAACACCACCAACAGCGCCGCCAACCGTTTCACCGATTTCAGGAGTGATAGATGCAAAGTCGCCAAGAGACGGAAACCAGCTTTCCGTATTGTAAAGCCGCGTCCTGCCTTTCTCATCTGTGAAAATGAAGTTGTCGTCGCCATAGGGTTTTGCATCGGGATATGTCTTTTGAATAACCTTCAGTCGGTCTTCGGGCTTATCGAGTGCACCAACCGCCATGCGGACATTCCAAGGTGCATCGCCTGCGTCGTCAGAGATATCGCGAGGATCGGGACCGGCATTTTCGAAAACGTTCGTGCCGCTATCTTTCTCGATGATCTTGCGCTTCCAATCGGGAATGGCACCGCCATCACGTTCAATAATTTTCTTCTTCCAATCGTCCATATCTTAAAGCGTGAAGCCTCCAAGCCCGGAGAGACCACCCCGGCGTTTGCGTTGTTCTGGCAATGAAGAAAGAATGGCGATTTCCACGGAACTTCCGCCCCCAATCCTACCGCCCTGTGCCCTTGCAGTTGCCTGTATTTGGCTATTTAGCGCGGCATCCTGTTGTGCGAGGGTCTTGGCGAAATCACCGATCTGGCTGAAACCCTTCGTCACTTTATCGGTGTCCATGCCAAGAATTTTGTCACCGATCCGAACGTCAGAACCAGTCAGATTATTGTATGCATCGATCAGAACACCATTACGGCTTTTCGGCTCTTCCGCCTTTTGAGCAAGAGCAAGTGTTTCCGTGCCGGGAATTTCCTTTGGCACCGATGCAGGATCGGCAGCAGCAATAACTTCCGAGACGATATCGGGCTTGGCTTGGGAGGGAGCGCCATTATAGGCAGCTTTTAGCCATTCCGGCGCGTTGTCACCTTTGCCGCCAGCACCCCAAACACCCGGCGAACCCATACCGATATGCATTGAACCTTGCTGCATATAGCCGGGACCAGCACCGAAACCGGTAATGCCATTTGCTTTGCCTTCACTGACAATCTGCTGAAAGATCGGGCGATCCTGATCGTTTGCCCAATCCAGCTTCTTGCCGTCTTTATAGAAGAAAACATCAGCCGCGCCGCCGTGATCGTGCCGGGTTGAACCAACGCGGTTGCCGCCTTCCTCGATTCCTGGCTGTCCACCTGAAAACACTTCGGCAGTGACACCCATGTTTTCCAGATAGCCAAGCCGTTTCAGAAGTTCTTCGGAAAGCTCACGATTGCGAGTAGCACCCTGATTGGCATAGCGGATGTAATTGACCATCAGCGCTTCCTCCGAACCATCTCAGCCGGGTCGTCACTGAAGCGGTAGGCTGCACCAGCCGGAACAGCATCATATGCAGCTTCGGAATCAACGACGACCGTTTCAACAGCCGAACGCTTTTCAGGAACAGCAATGCCACCTTTGAGAAATGCGCGCTGCTTCTCGTTTTCGGGCGTATCAGGATAAATGGCATCAACACGAGAACTGTAACTGGCGATCTTGTCTTTCGCGACCTTTTCCTGAATTTCGAGCAGGCGAAGGATGGAGCCTTCATCAAGGCTGATATTGCCGCCTGCCGCCTTTTCTGCGAACGCACGGTCGCTATCGGAGATATTGGCGGAACCGACAATATCCTTGATCATCGCACCGACCATGGGAGCAACAGCCGACTGGAAGGTCTCCGTGTTCTGGATTTCCTTGGTGTCAGCCACGCCAAGCAATGCGCCGACCTTCTGGAGATATAGCCGCTTATCAGCCATGGCACCGGTAATGGCTCCTGATCTGATCGCGTTCTGCGCTTCGAAGTTCGATTTCAGACCAGCGACGGCGGAAGTCGCGCCTTTCCGTTCGTCAATGAACTCTTCGAAAATCTTCCCGTCTTTAGGAGCCGTATTGACGTTGATATTGGTGTCGTTCTTTTTTGTGAATTCGTATTTGCGGAAATCGGGGTTTTCGACGCCGAACTGATAATCTTTCTGATCAGAGGTAATCTCGGCATTCTGCCCAACAGCCGAACCAAGGCTTTCCGCCTTTTTCGTATCGAAGACGCTCTTTCCATAGCCATCTGCAAGCCGATAGGAACCGTCTTCTCCAAGGACCATTCCATTGTCTGCGGCATGCTGCTGCAACTTTTGGATTTGCCCCTGCGTCTCCCGTGCACCAGCGTCATCGCCATTGGCAAGCTGCATTTGGTGAAGCGCAAAAAGGGCTTCTATGGAATAGCCGTTCTCGGAAGGCGAACCATATTTTTCAATGAAAGTAGAAGCGCGATTCTGCGCGTCCTGTACATTCTGAAGCTTCACCTGATTTGCCCGGTTGGTAATTCCTTTCGTCTGGCGATCAGCAATGCCGTCCATGTTGGCATTGTATGCACCCACGCCATTGCCGAGACCTTGCCCAACAATCTGGAGAAGGTTCGTAGGCTTCTCAGAAGGACCGCCAGCAGCCATCATTGCAGCACCGCCAAGCAAAAGGCTTTGGGCGAGCGACTGACGCTTATCGGCATCTTCCGGCAGGAACTGAGAAAGGAAGTTCTCATTCTTCGCCTGTTCAGGAGTGAGAACGGCTCTCAGGTCGTCTTCACCATTGGGTTTCTTTTTGAAAAGGAAATCAAATACGCCAGCCATAATTACGCTGCCTCCATGAGCTTGTTTACATCGACATGGAGCTTCCCTTCGATTTCAATTGCAGCATCCGTCTTGCGATCAACTTCTTCCGCGATAGGTCCATACCAACGCTGCTGATCGGGGTCGTTTTTGTACGTAAATTCGTAAATCGCGATGCGATCACCATTCGTCAGCGGCATGAATCCAACATGCTTGTGAAGGATTTTCTCAGACGCTTGGCAAAGTGCGAACAAACCAGCGAGCGACGACAAGCCGCCAAGAATTTGACCGCCAGTATTCGAATAGACCGGCGTCTGTGATGTCTGGCTATTGTAGCCGCCACCATTAAGCAGGTTGATGAAGTTCGCAGCATTCATAATCGGCTGCTGTTGCTGTTGATCCCAAGAGCCAATTTCAGCCGCCTTGAGAGCATCCAGACGAGAATCCTGACTTGCCCCGACATTCGCCAGTTGCTGCGATGGGAGGTACTGGTTCTGATAGGTCTGACCAGCCATGTTTGCAGCATTGAGCTTTTGCGAAGCCAGACTGGAATCCGCTGCAACAGAAGCGTTCGCTGCATTCAGCTTCTGATCGTTCAAGCCGAGCATGTTCGAAATCGAGTTCTGATAGTTGTTGCTCAGCGCGTTCATGCCGGAAAGCTGGTAGGAAGATCATTCGCTTGCTGGTTCTGGTTATTGGCGATGTCCTGATTATAGAGCGAGCCATAGGCATTCGCTGCATTCATCTGGTTCGAGACATCCTGATTGTACTGGTTGCCGTACATGTCAGTCGCAACCTTCGCCATTTCATTGGCGGCGGTAGTTTCCGCATTATTCCGTTGAGCAGCGTAAGCGCCTGAACCCATACGACCAATCGTAGCCGCCTGACTGTCAATTCCGGGATTGGTGATGTTCTTCAGCTTGTTGGCAATCTGGTCTTGCTGGTTCGAAACCATCTGAGAAAGATACGGATTGTTGCCGATATTCGCTCCGGAAGCAGTCTTTTGAAGATACTGCATCGCCGGGTTGTTCGAAGTCTGACCGCTTGCAAATTGTCCATTGGCAATATTGGAAGCAGTCATATTGGTCGGATTTGGCGCAAAATTACTCGTATTCTGAAGCTGAGAATAAGTGTTCTGCGCTTGCTGATTTCCAGCGCTATTCATCACCGAATTGACGGCGTTCGTTGCGTTCGTCAGCGTGGACGTATTGCCGTTTCTGGCAATGATTTCCGCCTGACTTAAAGCGTCTTTCGTTGCCTGAGATTGATCAGCAATGAGCGAGCCTTGATATGCTTGGGGAGCGCCAGACTTATAGAGATTGTCGAGAGTCGCATACTGATCAAGCAGATACTGTTTTGACCCGCTCCATGGCTCCGTGGAAGTCGTTGTGGTTGTTGTCTTGGGAGTTGACGCCATTGATTAAAGCCTCTTTATGAATTCTTCTTCTTGTTTTTCGAAGCCGTATTTCAGGATTAGTTTATGCCATTCAGGGCGGGGAGTTCCGACCAGTTTTGTAAATCCTTGATCTTTCAGGAACCGACAAAGAATGACTTGGCAGTGCATGATTTCCTTCAAGGATTTGTTCTTTTCACCACCCAAAAGCAGAACGTTTGCGATCCATTCCCCCTCATATTTGCAGAGTTCAAGGACACAAGCGGAGTGATCAGCCGTGACAAGATGCCATTCGGATTTGCGCAGATTTTCAAGCATTTCGTCTTCATCGAAAACCGCTGGAGTTCTTTCAAAAGCAGACAGAAGCCAACTTCTAACCCGCGCATATTCTTCTTCGCTGAAACCCATCTGCATCATACGTTGAACACCACGTAATCGAATGTTCTGGTAGTCGTCGCAGAAGCATGAGTTATGACGAAGGAGCCGCCATTTATTGCGGAAATGAACGTCGAACTTAGAGCATTTGCCGCTGCAACCGTTCTTGCCTGAAGAACGATCTTGCTTTGGCTGTTTACCTTGGGATTCGTAACCGTTGTCGAAGTGGTTGAATTCGCCAAAGTCACAGAGCCGGTATTATCAAACTGACTGGCAATTTGATTTACAACGCTTGTGATCTGTCTTGTATTCGTATGATCGTAGACTCTTTCCATTACGCTATTTAGCGTTTTCCCGCCGTCTGCCCGTCGATCTGAACAGCAAATGCAGTCTTCCAATCACCAGAAATTCTGACGCGGAAACGCTGGAAACGTGACTTTTCACGGAAATAAGCAAAGCCGGTTTCTGAGCTTGTATCTTTCAAATCTGACCACTGGATTGGATCGGAAAGGAGCCTACGAGTACCGACCTGAATCCGAGCCGTTCCATTGCCTTCAAACAATGGTCTTGCTCTGGAAATGGATGCGATATCCGCACCTGTTTGATTGGGCAGAACTTTCGAAAGCTGATATTCCGGCGTCTCAATCGATAGTTCGAGCGTCTGACCGGAGAATGAATAAACAGCGCCTTCATTGCTCATCGCCCAAAGCATGGACTTGCCACCTGACCAGATGGGATCATCAAAAGGGGCAGGAACATTGTCCAGCGCTCCATACGTATCCAACTGGTCAATCGTCCATGGCAGCGAAATTGAATTGAAGATCATATCCGCTGTTGCATCAGCCGTTGACCATTCGCCGGTCTGATAATTGAAGATCAGCATCATATCAGGATGCCCGTTCGGGGAATTGACCGAACAGAAAGACCAGTAAATCAGGGTTTCGCGGGGATCGGCAGCTACCGACATAAGGTGCAGTTTGTCGGGATCGGCGTTTTGCAGGAACCACTTGTCAATTTTGCCGGAACCAATTGGGGTGAGACCGCCACCGCTAAGAAGGTAAAAGCCATCTTCGGAAAGGAAGAAATGTCGCCCTTCAACGGAAATCACGGATTCCGCCACTGAACAGCCTTTTCCAACTACGCGATCTGTGAAGCTGAAAACGTAGGGTGCTCCGATATACTGCATCTGAACGATACCACGCTGGAGCAGTATCCAGCACTGATCATCCGTGACGATACCCATAATGGAGCCGTAGCCGTGGACATCCTGAAAATCGGATTGCGTGGAAGGATTGAAGGTCCAATCCGAAGGAGCCTCTATGCCGCTCCAGCGGACGCGATAGGGCACAGCGCCGTCAAGGGCGTCATATGTGTTCCCAAGGATCGTGAAGCCCTTGTGAGTGGCGATATGTCTGCCTTTTACCAGCGTCGTCAGATTGGCGAACTGGATATCCTGATTCATATCGATGAATTGGGGTTCATCACTGAAGTTGGTGAAGAGTTGCAGGCTTCCGAATTCGACCGATTTCCAGCGTTCTTTGCCGGTTGTCAGATAGCCACCTGATCGGGAAATGTTCGTCCATTGGCGGGTTGAAGGAGAGAGCTTGTAGAGCGCAGTTGCACAGCCGCCATAGACCTTCGCATCACCAGATGCATTCTGACCAATAGCTGTCCCAAGCGGACGAGAAGCCATTGCCGTCTCACAATACAGCGATGCAGCTTTCATCGGGAAGAACGTGACACCACCGGCAAACGAACCGCGCCCGGGCGTTCCGTTGTGGGCACGAACAACACCCGGATTGTTGAGCGCGGGAAGATCGGGGTCCAAGACGTGAAGGGCTGGTCGATTACCATGTTGGACCGCCAAGCGTGATAGAGCCAGTCATGCGTCCGCGCCTGTCATCTTCCGCCAGAACACTAAGAGCTTCGTTCAAAGCAGCCTGCTCAGATGCAATACCTTCGGCGTCCTTTTCCCAACGGTAGAATTCCCTGAGAACGGCTGAAATGTAGACGTTCTGGAAATTATCGAAGAGCCAATTGGAACTGGTCTCGGTCAACGGCGTGAAGGCTGAATAGTAGGTAAGCTTGACCGTATCTTCGGCTTGACCGGCGAAGATCATCTTTTCGGAGACGCGATAATAGCCAACCTCGTCACAAGTCAGCGTGGCACTGTTGATGGAAACAGGTTTGTATCGCTTCGCAATGCCGGTAATGGCGCGAATTTCGATGAAGTCGGCGGGCAGATCGGCAATGTCGTCGGTGATGGAAAGGACAATGGTCTTTTCGGATCGGTAATGGCGAACAATCGGGCGAAGATGGCTTTCAGCACGAAGAATGAAACTGTTGATCGGGGCGTCGTCGCGGATGGTGTAGCTTTTGATCAGGTCAAGGAAGGCTTGATAGGTCAAATCAGAGCCTCCAATTGTTCACGCGAAACTTTGCATAGTCAGCGTCATTGAGACGACGCTTCATCGCTTCCGGATCGTCGGTAATGCCTTCGCGTTTCCAATCGAAATACAATCCAATCGGAATGCCAGCGACTTTCACGACATCGGAATGTCTGCCAGTCTGATTGAAATCGGCAGCTTCTGAAGCGTTTGCATCGAGCATCGCCTGAATGTTTTTATAATCGGTTTTGATAATGATTTTGTCGCCGTCGCGGATCAAAGTGACCGTATAATCGGGAGTGTCTTCCCATACGATTGAGCCGGATTGTATCAGATCACCAGCTTGAAAATTTTCCATCAAGTATGCCTCTAAAATGTCTATTGACGTATTTAGCGGCGGCTTGAATTTGAGAGATTTTGCATGAAAAAGAGCCTCCGAAGAGGCTCTAAGTTGTTCCTTGAATTTATGATTATTAGCCGTTCAAGTCAGCGATCTTGGCATTGCCCTTTTCATTGAGGCATTCCAGCGTCGTTTCGGTGACGAGCATATAGCGTTCGCTATCGCCAGTCTTGCCGAGTTCCTTCTTTTCGACGCCACGAAGGACAGCCGAATTCCAAAGAGCCGGATCGTAAGCAATGACGGTCGAAGTGGACATGAAACGATGCGGAAGGATCGTGACCGTACCGAAATCCGAAACGTAAAGGTCTACAGCCTGATTGACGGTCTTCTTATCTGCGTTCTGCTGCTTGGTCGAACCACCGTTGAAGGTCGAAATCTTCGACTTGAGAACACCCGGCGCAATAACCGTGTTCGGATCGCCGCCAGCTTCCCAAATCTTCTGGAGCGCGGAAATGAACAGTGCTTCGGTGAGAGGGCGAGCCGTACCAGCCGTAGGAGCATTGACGACACCACCAGAAAAACCGGTCGATACGCCGTTCGCGCCGTGCAGAGCGTTGGTAGAGATGAAAGCTTCAGCGCCACCGAGCTTGCGAACACCAACTGCAACAGAGCCATTGCCAGAGACATAAGCAGCTTCTTGGTCTCGCTTCAGTTCTTTGCCTTTCTTGGCGATCTGGCGAGCAAGTTCATCCTTCGCGCCTGCCGTGTTGACAGCGTTGAGAGTGGAACTCAGACGGATATCCTTCTGGAAAATCTGCGTGACGTTCGAAATACGAACAGGACCATTGAGGGTCGTGTCCGTGGCGTCCGCGCCTTCAGCAATGGCGTTGTCCTTGTTGGCGGCGGCGAGTTCATCCTGAAGCCATTCGTGCTTGACAGCGGTTGCCTTAGTCTTACCGATAGAGGAAATAAATGGAGTCTCTTCCGGCGAAATCATTGAAATGACGTTGCTCAAATCTTCGCGTACATGGGAGACATTAGTCGTGGTTAAAGTGGGCATTTTCTTACCTTCTTGTTCTTAGAGTAGATTTTTGATGAGCGCTGCGGCGTCCGCAACACTGCGAGATTGGTTGAATTTTTCGAAAGATTGACGATCATAATCAGCAGCCGTCTTTCGCGAATTTTCCTTCGCGGAAATAACCGGCTTCTTCGCGATCTTTTCGACTACCTGCGGAATTGCCTTCTGTGCTTTTTCAGCCTGAACAACGCGGTACAGTAGATCGATAATTCGGAAGTCAGCGATGCTCTTGATTTCCTGCTCATTAAAGCCAGTGTCCAAAAGCAATCCAGTGATGTCACTGAAAACTTCGTCAGCCTTGTTTTTATCCTTCAGATCAGGGTACTTTTCGAAGAAGCGATTGCTCGTTTCCTGAATTGCGGACCTATGCTGTTCTTCCTCATATGCCGCTGCTTTCTGCTTCAAGGCAGTTTCAGCTTCATAAATTTGGCGAACGGCGTATTCACGCTTTTCCCATTGGGCTTTCTGTCGGACATATTCCGCCGGGTCATTCTCTGCTAGCCAATCGAAATCGGGATATTCCATCTGTCGGAACTCGATTGAAACTTGCTGTTTCAGGGCTTCAATCCCAGCCAGTGCTTCAGATCGAAGGGAGTTAATGTCCCTTTGGTTTTCCTGATAAAACTTCCGTTGTTCGGCAATTTCCTGCGTCTTTTTCGTATAATCGGCTTGTCTCATATAAGAGGATCGAATTTCGCTAAGACTTACCTGATTGCCATCGATATCGAAATATTGCTCTTCCGGCGTCTCGTCAGTTTCAGGAGCTTCATCAGCTTCTTCGACTGCCGGTAATTCAACGTTCTCGTCTGGTTGCTCATCAAAAGAGTCCTCAGATACGTCGAGAGTTTGACTGATAAGATCAGCCGCTTCATTAATGTTTAATGCAGTTCCTTCCGGATTATTGCTTTCAATTTCCATCTATTTAGTAATTCCTAAAGTGTTTTTGGTTCGAATATTTAGTATTCTTCATCTTTCTGCGATTGCGTTTCGAACTTTGCGACTTCAATGTATTTATCGAGCCTTTGATTGATCAGCTTGAAGCCATGGCTGAGTTGGTGAACGCCATCTAATTCTTCCGCTTGCCCTAACTTTGTGTTCATGAACGCTTCGAAAATTTCGGCTTCAATGCACTTCATCAGATCGCGGAAATCTTCGTTTTCCTTCAAGCGAAGTGCCGCATTTGCTTTCTCAATATTGTTCATTCGGAACCTCAATCATTATCTGCGGAATGTCGCTTATCGGGGTGTCTGTCTGTGAATATTTCTTGTCCAGTTCCATCAGCTTTAGGAGGTAATTTTGCTCCTGCTGTTTGCTCTTCAATTCCATCTCTTCACGGAATTCGGCTTGCTGCTGCTGGAGTTGGGCAACCAGTTTCTGCATTTCGAAATTGCGATCAGCTTCATCAGATTGCGCCTTCAACTGAGCCTTGACCTTTTCCATCTCAATGAGACCGGCATTAGGATCGGCGTTTGGAGGCTGTGGTGGTGGCGGCGGCGGAAGTGTGGATGGATCGACAAAGAACAGGCTGCTATTCTTGAAACCTGCTGTCTCGGAAAGCTTGGCAAGGGTGTTGTAAATCGTCTGAGCGTTGACGATTGGAAGACCAGCCTGCATGGCGGACATCTGCTGTGCCAAGAGGTTGCTCAATGATGCAGTCGATTGGTCACGGCTCATCACACCAAAGGCAACAGAGGTCGTCACGTCCAGTTCAGGCGTAAATTCGTCAATCGGCACAAAGTTGTTCGTCAGTCTGGCGATGAACTCCTGCGCCTCTTCTGGTTTCTGAAGAAGCTGGTCGATCACGATACGGATGAGGTAGGCATAGCCAGTGTCGGCAAAATAGCGGCTGATCATTTCGACCAAGAGCTGGCTGGAGTTGTTGCGCTGGTTCACGGCGGTTGCGGTGGCATTCTGAAGGTCGCTGGCATTCAGGGACACCATCTGAGGACCGACACCAGTCGTGAAATCGAGACTGTTCGACAGATTGGCAATGACCGGCATTGCATCGCCCCCAGCGAAAGGCGGAATAGAATAGCTGATGCCTGCCTGTGGATCGTTTGAGCGAACGATGGAGCCGGGGTGAACGTTCAGAAGGTCGTCCAGATTGACGGCATCCGGGTTCACGATCTTCGTCGGATTTACGTGGCTGTGCAGATCGTCAATGATAGCGCGGTTCAGCCGAGTGATCAGGATATGATCATCGCCAATCTTGTCAGCGATACCCATGCTGAAAAGGGTGTCTGCTTGCGGGAATGGAACGAACGGAGCATATGGATAGAAACGCGTGGTCTCTTCGTAATCGAGCAGGACAGGCTTTTCGATACCACCGGCAAGGGTGAAGCGATAGTGCCGCGCCTTCTTGTCGATCTTCATTTTGCAGTAGACGACAAAGACTTCGACATCATCGCCTGAAACGCCCTGATCGCCACCAAGGTCTTTCGAGCGTTCCAAGGCAATGCCATCATTCTTGCTCGATGCCAGCGCGATTTGCGACACCTTCTCGGCGTCATAACCCATTTCAAGCAGGGTCGCCTTCGAAACGACCTTACGATGTCCCTGAAGTTTGGCAGCAATACCGCCCGTTTCAGGATCGATTTTTGCGTCTCGGGAAATGATGAAATCTTCGGGAGCGACACTCAGGACGTTGAAAACGGGATTACGGCGAACGGCTCTGATCTTCAGGTCTCGGACCGACATACCAACTTCGTTCAGGTACGGCTTTGAAGCTTCCTCAATTACGATTTGACCGGCTTCCTCTTGCTGATCGAATGCCAAAAGCTGTGCATCTGGAATGCCCTTGAATGTGCTGGGAAGACCTTCAATGGTCTCGGTCGTGAATTCGGCGGTGATGATGCCCAAACCACAAATAAAACCGTTCTGGAGCCATGGCTGAAGAAACGAAAGATGGCTGTTCTTCGTCTTCAAAATCCAATTCACAACGGATGTTTGCTGACGAGCAATCGCTTCGTCTTCTGGTCCAAATGGCAGGAATTCGCAGACATTTTCCGGGCTATCGAAGATGCGGATCATGCTGGCAACGGACCAGTCAACGCGCTGCTGAACTTCAGGCGAAACCCATTTCGAGCGACCTTTGATTTTGTCGTCGCCGGGAAGATATGCGCGCTTATAGTATTTCAGCGCCGTTTCGTGCTTCGTCGCGATATTCGAATTGCTGAAATTTACAGCGTCTTTCAGTTTTACCGCGATGTTGGTTTGAATAGCCTGTTCGTCCATTAATCCTTTCTCTTTGTTTCAGGCTATTTAGCTTCACTGATAGCTTTGGAGGTTCGTGTACTCGATTGGCTTTGACCAAGAGTATTTGCTTTGGAATCGAGAAGGATTGACACTAAAAGTGATAGCCAAGGCGTCGGCATAGTCGGGCGAACGACCGAGCCGCTTCTTCAGTGCCTTCTTCTCTTCAAGTTTGATCTTGCCCGACCCGTCATCGTAAGTCGGTGTGACAAGCTCTTCGATAAGCCGCTGATGATTGGGAATGGAAACATTCTCTGTCTGAAACCATTCGCGCATCTCGAACCAAATCTGGTCACGGACGCGATGATAGCGGTCCGGATTACGTGTCGGCGTTCCAGCAAAAATGCAGGAATGTACAGGAAGCCCGAAGTCTTTCAGGTTGCTGTAGACGCCGTGACCAAGACCGGTCGCATCAACGGCAATGATGGCTGGTCGAAGGTTTTTCGGGGTGGACTGATAAAGGTCTCTGACTTTGTAAGCCAACTGTGTTGGATCAAGTCCGCGCCATTCCTCAAAGCCCAAAAGCAAATTGTCACGGCGCATCGCCAGAACGGAACTGTCCTTACCAGCGCCAGCCGGATCAAGACCCCATATGACAGGCGCATTCGGTGCAGGAACGACTTCGATGTTGAGAACGGCTGTTTCAATCCATTCCCGACTGATCAGCCCGTCAATATCGGAAAGCGGAAACTCGCCAAGGACCATGACGCGATATTCGCGGCTGAGTGGACCGCCATAGTTCCGTGCAAGCTGTTCGAATGTCTTGGGATCGAAATGCGGGCTATCCTTCATTTGCCCGTGAACTTGGGTCCATTCATCTCGGATGTCTGGATCGCAGTGAGTACGCCAAAAGAAGCCGCTTGCCTTGGAAGGGTTCGAGACGAGACAGAGCTTCGCGTTCGGATCAGTGAGTATGTTCAGCAGCGCGCCCGTAAAAACGGCGTCGTCAATGCCGGATGCCTCATCCACAATGACGAAGTTGTTGTGGGCATGGATACCACGGGCATTATCGGGCTTGTCGCCGCTTGCCAGACGATATTCGGCAAAACAGGAACTCGGGTTGACTGTGCGGCTAATGCGCGTTGCCTGAACGTCAAAGCTCTCTTTGAAGATCGGAGACATCTTCCCATGGAGAACCTGGAGTTCTTTCCAGATACCGCCGCGCAACTGCGGCTCCGATGGTCCGAAGATAGAAACCTGAACCTGATCGTGGGTGATCAGTGCCCACCAAGTCACAATCGCTTCGGCGTGCGTCTTGCCGAATCCGACACCACCGCGAAAGGTAATGGTGCGCTTGGTGCGGAAGGCTTCGCAGAATTCGATCTGTTTCGGGGTAAGGGTAGAGCAAAAAACCTGAAGCGCGAAAACGGCAATGTCTTCGCGGTAAACGTTTATAAGTGCTGCTAATTCGTATAAATTATCGTCTTTATTTGCCATCCGATATTTAGCGGAATGGCAAACTCACTCAGACTTTCGGTTGAGGAAACGAAGCAGGAATTCCCGCAAATCCTCTTTCATCTTTCCGGGATTTTTCGCGTAGTCCTTGGCAATGAGCAGCAAGGCTTCAGCGAAATACATGCCGAGAAGCCCAACGCCAAATGCCACTGAATTCAGCGTCTGTGGATCGGCAATCGAGAAGAGAGAGGCAATCAAGGGAGTGACATAGGCGGCAATGATGCTGCCGATGAATCCACCGAACAGGTTCTGCCAGAGCGTTCCTGTCTTAGCCACGAAGGATCGCACGATCGATCCGAAGAACCCTGCAATGATGTGGCTAGTCTGGAAGCCATTGCTTGCCAAGAACAGCGAAATGGCAGCAACTGCCGCAACTATCCAATCAATCATCGTCGTCGGCGTCTTCTTCCGGCGTGATGTCGATAATCTTTTCCTTGGCACTTGGCAGCTTCAGCGAATTGATTTCCGCGAGCATGCCAGCAATCGAATGGGAGTGGTTCACATTGACGTTCGTATCTGCCTTTGCCTTCGGAATGACAGCGCTCAACAGCCATTCGGCAGCTTTGAAGCGAACGCCGTCGCTGGCGCTCTTATCGTTCATAAGCGCAATCATATTTTCCAGCGCTTCCGGGGTTGCATCCATAATGCTGTTCCGAAGCTCTTCAGGAAATTTCTTGCGCCCACCAGAGCGATTGCCCTTTTGGAAACCGATCTTCTTTAATCGAGCTTTGTTCTCTTCTGACTTGCTCCATTCACTCATTGACGGCTCTGCCTCCAAATGTTTTGAGAAAGGCAAGCGCATCATCTTCATAGGTGAAATCGACCGTGAAAAATCCTTCATCGACTGCTAAATTAAAGTCTTCTGAAATGAGTTCACGGATTTTAGAACCGAACTTGTAATCGATCCATTCGGCATAAACGTTGTCTTCCTTTGCCTGTTTAATTGCCGCGTCGTATCCGCGTGGAAGATGAAAAATGACTTGCATGCTTTGCTTTTCTCTGAGATTCGTTTTCAGATATTTAGCGTAACATTGATTGGAGCCGGAAATGGTCACTTATGTTGAACTTGTTCTGAAATACGGGCATGTAAAGAATGACGCATTGGCGGCGTTCGAAGTCGCAATGAAGAAGCAAATTGAGGCTTTTAATAAGGGCGAGACCAATCGCCGCTCGTGGGTAAAGGAAGGCGGCAAAGGCTATCTGGTCAAGCTTGGTAAGCTCGATGATGAGTTTGATTTCGCCAGTGCTGAAGATGTCTTGTCGTTCTTTGAACAGATCAAACAAGCGATCAAAGACGATCCGAAATTCGTTTCTGAAATCGAACGGGTATATGGCAATGGTGAAGCCGTAGCTGAAACCAAGCCTAAGCGCGGTCGCAAGCCGAAGACTGCCTGATCAATCAGTCTGTGACACGGTTGCAGCCGCTAGCCTTTCGATAGACAGGGCGAATTCTTCGTTCGCCCGCTCTTCGTTCAATTCGTCCATGCCGGTTCTTGGGCGCAATTGCGGTCTTTATTATTCCTTGTGAATCGGCTCGCACAACGGGCTGCATTTCGAAATGACAGGGATTGGATATGAACCACAGTTTTGTGCCGGGTACGCCGGGTGTTTATGACGCTGCTGAACTCAAAGAGTTTGTTGCAACCCTCCCGACCGAGGAAGAACAGCACCATTCGATGATTTCGTTGCTCAATCTGCGAAATCTAAGTTCCTACGTAAACGACTACGCATCTGCTGTCGGACTTCACCGCCACGTACAAGACCTACGAGAGAGCGTCATACGCACCGAAGAACCTAATACGCTCGTCTTCAACAACAACATGCATCTGTTGAAGAATTGGGACGAAATGGCAGGCAGAGAAGCAGCTATGACGCTTTTCCATGTCGGCAAAGCCTTAATCCAGATCAAGGCGAATATGCGCTTTACTGGAGTTGCCCCTTAA